AACAGTGGCGGTGGCTATGTTGCGACAGCGGCTACACAGGCTGATATCCAGAGAGGATTTGATAATTCAGCAGTTATCAGCAAGTTAGACGGCATTTCTAACGGACTTTGTGATGGATTCTACGCTATGAACAACAGTATGCTTACCGGATTTAATGGTATTAACACAAATATCATGCAGACCGGCTATGGCATACAGCAGGCTATTAACGCTGATACAGTCGCTAATATGCAGAATACCAACGCTTTACAGGCGCAGCTTGCTAACTGTTGCTGCGAGACAAGGGAAGCCATTCAGGGTGTAAACTACAACATGGCAACTAACACTTGTGCTTTGCAAAACACAATGAACAATAATACAAGAGATATTATTGACAGTCAGCAGGCAGGAACAAGAGCTATTCTTGATTACTTATGTACAAAGGAAAATGCAGATTTGAGAGATAAGGTACAGAAACTTGAGCTTTCTGCTTCACAGGATAGACAGAATGCACTTCTGACTACTGCAATGACAGCACAGACACAGCAGATTGTCAACTCTGTAAATCCTACAGCTATTCCAGCCTATGTTGTTCCTAATCCTAATGCTTATGCTTATGGATGTGGTTGCAATGCAGGATGTGGCTGCTAAAACTGAATAATTGAGTATCTTAATTGAGTTTAACTCGATTATGTCTGCTAAGCAGTATTACTTACAAACACAAAGGGCAGACTATAATGTTTGCCCTTATTTTTATGAAAGAGAGGTAAAACAATGGAAATAACAGGAATTGCATTACAAACAGTTGCCGCCGGAGAAGATGTTGCATTTACAGAAACACCAGTATGCGGAACTAAATGTATAGTCCACAGACAAGGAAGCGGAATTATCAAGTTAAGAGGTATTACAAATCAGTGCAAGGCTAGATTTTTAGTATCTTATAGTGGAAACATTCAGATCCCGACAGGCGGTACAGTTGGAGCTATTTCACTTGCCATTGCAGTAGATGGAGAGCCTTTACAGTCAACACGAATGATTGTTACACCAGCCGCAGTTGAAAATTTATTTAATGTATCAGCACAGGCATATGTTGATGTGCCTTGTGGTTGTTGCAGTACAGTAGCGGTGCAAAATACATCTACACAGGCTATCGAGGTACAGAACAGTAACTTGATTGCAGTAAGGGAGGCTTGATGATATGCATAAATGGGCTAAACAGATTATGGAATGTGTCAAGGCTAAAGTTGAAGCAATCGGACTAGATAGCTTTGAGGGGCAGAACCTTGACGATTTAAAGGATTTTACAGAAATAGCGAAGAACATAGCTTGTTTTGACAAAGATTACAGAATTGTTGAAGCGATGGAAAAGTCAGAAGATAACGAAGACATTATGCGTATGCTTGAACAGTACGAAGATTATCCAGACAGGAGATTTTACGACCACTACCGCTATGCAAATGGCAGATTCGCCCCAAAAGGTAAAGGAACATACCGCAGGGGATATGAAGAACCGCCTTATATGCACATGTACCCAGAATCAGAGCATATGAGAGATATGGATAGGGATTATGGCAAGATGTACTATACAGAGCCAATGAACGAAAGCGGCTATGACAGGGCAAAGAGAAACTACACAGAAACTAAGGAAATGCACAAGAATAACACACCAGAAGATAAAGAACACAAGATGAAGTCACTTGACAGCTACACTAAGGAACTTGCAAGCGATATTACAGGTATGGTGGCTGATATGTCGGCAGAAGAGAAGAACTTGCTTAGAACGAAGTTAAGCACTCTTGTATCTAAGATATGATTTTAAAGGCTATGGGTAGCAATATTCATAGCCTGTTTTTGCACATTGATAACTGAATATTGGCTAGTGAAAAAATATTTTAAAATAATGCTTGACAATAAGGTGTGACATAAATATAATAAAGGTGTGACAAGAAAGGAAGTGATGTTTATGTCACCAGCAGGCAGACCTAAAGCTGATAATCCGAAGTCAAGTAGATTTAGTATCAGACTTGATGAAGAAACAGAAAGAAAGCTGAAAATCTATTGTGAACAGCACGATATCACAAAAGGTGAAGCTATCAGAAGAGGAATACATCTGCTTTTAGCTAAAGAAAAAGAGTAGTTGTAACCAAGCACGATAAACAACTACTCTTGCCAATTCCACAGGGAACATAAATATATTACTATGTTTCTAATGGGATTGCAAGCAGACAATATAGAGATTGTAACAAAAAATAAAATACAAATAAAATAACCAAAAGCACGATAAAAAATAGATAGCGATTATACAAAAGATGAAACAATCTCTGTATTACAGCTTTATTCACAGGAGGAAATATTATGACAGCACCAATGAGTTTCAAATCAATTATGATTCCAGAATGGCAATATGACAAAATGGTTAAATCATATGATGAAGCGGTGAATAAAATCCGTGAGCTTGAAGAGGAGTTAGCAAAGTATAAGAAATGCACTAGCTTATAGAGTTATTCCTCTATGATGATTTAACAGCATTCTGGGCATAATAATAATCATCAACAGTTGGAGGAATAAACAATGTTATTAGAAACTATAAGTAATACACAGGATATGAACTACAAGACACCCATTGAGGTTGAATTAGGAATTGATGATAAGGGAATGACAACAGCAAGAAAATTGTATCAGTTTTTAGAACTTGCGCCACAGAATTACTCAAGGTGGGTTAAGTCAAACATTATTGACAATGAATTTGCCGCAGAAAATGAAGATTATTTTTACTCTTCATCAATGAAGAATGAACAAGGGAGAGGCAATTTTGCTGATGATTACAAACTAACAGCACATTTTGCTAAGAAGTTGTCTGTCAAGGGTAACGGAGAAAAAGCGGAACAGGCAAGAGAATATTTTGCAACAGTTGAGGAAAGAGTTAAGCAGAAAGTGATTGACCTTGAACAGCTTGACCCTCAAACAAAGCTGATGAACTTGCTTGTACAGCAAATATCAAGAAATGAGCTTGAACAGAAGCAACTTGCAAAAGAAGTCAGAGAAGTAAAACAGACACAGAATGCTATTGCTGAAACATTCCAAAGAGTAGATGATGTTGAGAACTTCCAGAAATGGGTCAATTCTTGCATTACAAAGATTGCTGAAAGTCCTTACTTTAACAAAGGTGATACCAGAGATAAGAGATATTCGTATGCAAGAAAAGAAAGTTACGAAAGACTAATGCAGAAAAGAAATTGCAGGCTTGATGATAGAGTTCAGAGAGCTGTCGGCAGAGCTTTGGAAGAAAGACCAGACATTAAAAAGTCTGAACTTAAGAAAATCAACAAGCTATATGTAATTGCCAACGATAAAGACCTTAAACCAGCTTATGAGTTGGTAATTAAGGAAATGATGATATGTTATTGTGTAAAGAGTGCATAACAATTAAATACATTAAGCAAACGCCACTAGCCAATATCGGTTAGTGGTTTTTGTTTTATTCAGAAAGGAGCATACAGATGTTTTTTACAATTAATGGTACAAATTGGCAAGTGCAATATAAAAATTCAAATTCGGGCGAATTAAAGCGGTCAGACAACGTTTCTGTGCTGGGTGTAACTGATAGAAATACACATACAATTTATCTGTCAAACGCCTTGCGTGGATTTATGCAACGCAAAGTGCTTATACACGAAGTATGCCACGCAATCTGTATGTCCTATGATGTGTATTTGCCTATCGAACAGGAAGAAATATTGTGCGATTTTGTAGCAACATACGGAGATGAAGTATTTGACATTGTTGATATGGTTTTAGGGGCAGTTAGGAGAGTGGGATGATGAGTATTGATGAGTTATTAGAAATAATCCAAAGGACTAATCCGACTATGACTAAGAAATTGTTGATATATGAGCTTGGTCAATGTCGGTATTCAAGTAAAGCATTAATTTATACAGAAAGTTGTTGTGTTGACAATAATATTTAAAAATGCTATTATTTAATAGATGTAAACAATTGATAATTAATATATCATTTTACCTTAATAGAACCATAGTGGAAAGTTGCATTGATACATTTTTGTATAGGTGCAACTTATTTTATTTTAGAGGTTTTATTATGAGAGTTGTAAGATTAAAAATGTATCAAGAAATGGCTAGATTCAATAATCCATCAGCGCCAAAAGGTGCAGATTGCTACCCTTTGCCGCCATTTAGCACAGTTAATGGGTTTATTCATTCAATGTGTCAATGGAAAAGGTATCATAAATTAGATTATTTTGTTACTGGCAAAGGAATTTATAATACTAAGGTGCAAAAAGAATGGTACGGTGGCTATAATTTCAACAAAATTAGCAATGAAATGCTTAATCGTTGGGATGTCATAACAGATAACGCAAACGGAAGTCATACGGGTTGGGTCAATGCAGTTAAATATCATTTGATGTTGGTTGATTTATATACAACTATATACATTAAAACTACTGACAATGACATAGATGATATATACCATGCTTTACTAAATCCTCCAGTATATCCATCATTGGGTGAATATGGTGATTTGTGCAAGATTGAAGCAGTAGATATTATAGAGCTCAAGAAGCTTGATAAATGTGTAACAGCTCCACTTGCTATGCAATCTTATATTCCTGTTAATAAAGGCAATTTCGTAGGAACTATATATAGAATTAATAACAAATACGAAATTATCAAAGGTTTTAGGCGATTCCAGAAAGTTCCTTGTTACCTAGTAGATAAAGAACAGGAAGTTGTTAGTAATCTTTTTGATGACGATAAACCGATTATTTTTATAGATTAATTTAAACCCTACGGAATATAATGCAACTTTTTTGCTACCTCCGTGGGGTTCTCTTTTATATTCGTAATTTCGATTTTGACAATTTTCAAAATCCGGTTCAGATTTCGTTCAAATCCTACTCTAAAAATTGAAAAAATTTTTCAAAAATTTTAAATGTGCCGTTTTCAATACCCCCGTCACTTTCAATTTTGAAATCCAAAAATCGGTTACACAGAATTTCAATTTTTACTCCCGATTTTGTTCAGATTTGCCTTGAAAAATTGATGAAAAACTTTAAAACTTTAACATGCTAAAGTGTACAGCTGATTCTTTACGCTTGCAGGTGTGGCTTACAATTTCGGCGTTATGGTTTTGTGTTTTGCCCTGTGTGGCGGTTTTATTGTGTCGGTGTAGATTTATAAGCCTACAGAACGAAACAGCCTTAAAATGTTTTTAAATGCGTTGTGCAAATGGGTATAATATGCCCTTGCAAGTTGTGGAAGCTGTCGCCAGTTCTGGAAAATCCACCAGAACGCACGCTGCCCCAACTGGGTACACTTGTACACCTAAAAAGGCACAAAAAGCCTTATATATAAGCATAGCATTATTATATTAATTTTTCAAGGTACGCAAAGAAAAGCATATAAAAATATGCTAATGCTTGCGGCTGGAATCGAACCAGCCAGAACCAAACAAGCCAAAAAGGGCGCAACTTGTACGCCCCCGCAATTATTCTATGTAAATATCAAATTTTTGTTCGTTGTACGATTCGCCAATATCCGCCGTTTGCGCCCAAGCCTGCGCGTCAAATGCCAATTCCCACGCAACACCGTTTTCAATTAAAAAATCGTAAATCTGGAAAGGGCTGCGGCAGAATCTTTTTGTGCGTCCAAATACAACAAGCGCCTTGACTCCGTTTGTAAAATCCATAATATACCCCCTTATGTTAATATCCTAGTCACGCGTAAAGCTGCGACTTGCTCCAATCTGTTACATCTTCCACGATTTCAAGCCTTTCATGAAACGCAAACATGCAATCTGCGAAATATGTCCGTCTTTGGTGTAATTTGGCACACTGTGAGTGTCCAAAATCTTCTTAATTCTGCTAATATCCATAATTTAAGCCTCCATATTCTTAATATTATCCTTTATAGGAAAAACCGCCGCCGGTATCGGTCCGGCGAGCATCCTCTGCGGCGGCTAATTTGCTTTCGCTTCTGCTCTTAAAATCTTAATAGCTTCTTGCGTTGTGTGTTCTCTGTACCATTTCCAAGGCTTCTTGTACGCCTTTGCAAGTGCGAAATCTTCGTGCTTTTCCGTTAAAATGTCTCTAACCTTTAAAAACGCTTTCTTCGCCTCTTCTAATCTGTTCATAATGTTTTACCTCTCTTTATTTATTCCCTTACAGGTAAAGCAAGCCGGGGAATCGAACCCCGGAAGTACCCGGCCTTGCTATTAAATTGCCTCTTTTTCTTTGCTGATTTCTGCCGCAATTATTCCCTGCTCAAGAAAATAACGCAGTGCGCTATCTCCGAAACGCTGTATATAATATTCTGCAAGCTCAGAAGTGCTAAAAGCGTCTAAGACTGTGCCGACATCGCTATATATTCCACTATATGTTTTTTGCCTGCTTGCAAGTGCCTTATCAATTGGATTTTTTGGCTCTTCCTCTTTAACTCCTACAAGCCTATCAGCTCGCATTGTTCTAGTGTGTTCGTTTCCGCTTTCGTCGGAAATAATAACGCATTTAACGCTTTTTCCGCTCTTGGTAGGCTCTACGCTTTTAACTGTGGAAGTGTAACCAAAATTCCAAACTGTAACCATTCCCGGCTTTAATTCTGCCGCCGGAATTGCTTTTTGTGGTGTGTGTATTCCTTGTAATTTAATTGTCGCCATAATATTAACCATCCTTTCATTGTGTGCCCTGTCTCATCAGTGCAGGTGGGGCAGTTCCTGCAGACCGCCAAAAGTGGCGGTTTCGACTAGTATTTGCCAGGCTTTTCATAACGGATAATTGCGACCGTCTCGCCCGTGCTTGCAAGTGTTCCCCAGCCGTTCCACATAGGACCATTTAAGCCTAATAACTCAGGCTGGTTATAAAGTTCTTCTCTCTGACTTTCTGCCATTCTACCTGTATTGTAGTCATATATAAGACTTTCCATCTGCTTGGCTGTTTCTATATTACTAGGCAAATCATAAACGCATTTGCAACCATTTTCTAATATACCTATTATCATTCTGTTACCTCCTCAATGTATATTCTTTCTTCTGCTCCAGTCTCGTCATCTTCGTAAACTCCGCCTAAATCATCAAACCAGTTTTCAGCTCCTCGGCGGCTGTATGTCTCACCGCCTAATAAAATTTTACCGCTTTCTGTTACAAGTCTGTATTGTTTATCCATATTTGTTTTCTCGCTTTCTTTATTTTGTAGCTTAATATTAACACCTTATAAGGTGTATGTCAACACTTTTTAAGATGTTTTTTAATTTTATTTTTAAGTGTTGCAAAACTGCAATATTTTATATATAATATAAAAAACAAAACAGAAAGGAGCTTTGAAATGCTTACATATAAAATAGATGTATTAAAAGAGCTGGCGCAGCGTGGCTACACCGCAAATAGAATGAGAAAAGAGAAGATATTGAGCGAGAGCACAATGCAGAATTTGAGGAATAAAAGCGATATTAATACAAAGACATTAAATACATTATGTATTATTTTAAGATGTCAGCCGAGCGATATATTAGAGATAGTACCAACCAATGACGAAAAAATAAAATATTTTTAAATAACACTAAAAATAGTGTTGACAATATAACGCTATCGGTATATACTTAAGGTACATTAAAAGAAAGGCGCACACGGTGCGAAAGGTGGAAAGGATGAGAACAATCGAATTATTAAGCAAGGCTGTTGAGCTTGGATTTAGCAGAGAAAAGGCACTTGCTGGCATAGACGCAAGCCTTGATGAAGTGATTGGAGCAGAGAACAGAAAGCCAATCGCAGAAGAAGAAATAAGTGAAGAGCTGGCAAGCGATATTTTATTCGGGTTTGAATGCGAAAAAGAAAACAATTAAGAAAGGTTAAAAGGTGGACGATATGAAAGCATATTACACGAGCATATACAACGAGGGAATGATTGGTGAAGTATTAAGACATAACACAGTAGAAGAAGCCGAAAAATATCTTGATAAAGAGTGGGACAGGCTCACAGAAAGAGAACAGAAAGGATTTAAGTCAGGAACGGCGGACAGCTTCAAGGCGTTTGAAATCGAAGCAACAGAAGAACAGCTTGAACAGATAGAATCTGGAGACATTGCCCCAGAAGAATTTACAACAAGAATTATTAAAGATATGTTATAATATTAAAGCGGTGTATATCTGTTATACATCGCTTTTTTAACGCCTATTGATTAATTATATGTATTGTGTTATTATATTGCTAATAATTAAATATATAAGATTTACACCCGATAATATTAATATTGTTATCGGGTTATTTTTATGTTATTAGATATATAATAATTAATTAGCTGGAGCAGATCCAGCAGAAAGGGGAACACATGGAGAAAGTACAGGAAACGCTAGACACGCCAGAAGTATTTCAGAATGACATAGAGCTTTATTTATCGCAATTCTGCCAAGAACACAATATCGAAGACATGACCAAAGAACCACAAAGCCGATGGAACGCCGCCTTGATGTATATAAATAAATATGTTTTCAGTGATAAAAGTATATTAAAGCTAAATAAGAATATTAATAAAAATAACACTAATTGTATTATGGATAGTAATTTTTATATGTATGATTTAGATAAATTAGAGTATATATTATATATATATTATTATTTATGTTCTGTATATGATAAAGAATGTAGCATAATGGGATATAGTTTATTAACAGGTATTAACTATGATACATTAATGGACTGGGGAGCAGATGAAAGAAAACTAAGTACAAAGGGCTTCGAATTGGTTCAAAAACTGCGCGATTTTAGAGAAGAAAGTTTATCTAATAAGCTTGCAACTGGCAACAAAAACCCTGTCGGCATCCTCGCAATACTCAACCGGCACTTTGCTTGGAATTTGCCGGGTGTCAGCAGAGAAAGCACCGCAAAGGTCATTAAAACAGCCGCAGACCTTCCACAGCTCGGACCATCTGGGGACGCTCAAGGCTCTAATATTCGTCAAATTGCACAACAAGGAATCATTGTGCAAGATGTACAAGAAATCCCGCGAAGCCAGTAAACAAGCGGTTTCTAGCCGTTTGGCTCACGATAACAGCACTTCGCTAAATTAGACTTTAGCGAAGTGATAAAACAGAACATTTGAACGATAAAAGTACAACAAAGCCAGTAAACAAGCGGTTTGACAGCGATTGTGTGATAATTATTCATTGTGCAATGGCTCCGCTCTGGCTGATTTCGTTGTGCATTATTCACAAACGCAGGGCGTGGGGGTTATATATCCACTCATTGCACGCCCAACTAAGTCGCTCAAATATTCTCAAAAATAAAAAGGCTTATTATATATATTTATATATACATAACCATCTAACAATAATTTATTAAACTATATACATCATTATATTTATTAATATATAGTCCTGATAATAACCCATATAATATAATTAATAAATCTACTGTACAAATCTGATAGATAGGTGTATAATAGACACATCTTAATTATTCACAAGATATTCAATAAATACACACATCAAAACGGCTAATTCAGCCGAGTAAATTCCAAAAAATTTTAAAAAATAAAAAAGTTAGGAGTTAGAAATGCAGGGAGCAGAGTATCAGGCTTTGGCTATGCGTACTAACGATAAAAAGTCTACAGATAGGCTTCTGAACAAGATTAATGATTTAAAGATTGGCAATCATTGTGGAGATACGCCAGAGATTGAATTAGGCGGTGTTCTTAATGCTGCACTGGGTTTATCCGGCGAGGTTGGAGAGCTTAACGACATGCTTAAGAAATGGATTTTCCACGAGAAACAGCTTGATATTGACCACGCAAAGAAAGAAGTTGGCGATATTTGTTGGTATCTTGCAATGCTTTGTGAATCCTTCGGTTGGAACCTTGATGAAATCATGCAGATTAACATTGATAAGCTGAAAGCAAGATATCCAGAAGGATTTGATACCTACAGAGCTAATCATAGACAGGCAGGTGACGTTTAATGAACGATATTTCATATCCATTACCTTGTATTAATTGCGCAAGTAGACTTCAGTCAGAATACGCATGTAATAATTGCATACATAACGGTGCTAAGAGTGATGATAAGTTTGATAATTTTACTCCACTTAAAGATGTTGCTCCTAGCGTCAATGAAAAGCCGGTAAATGACAATGTTAATCATCCAAGTCATTATGAGACTGGCAGCTTTGAATGTATAGATGTTATGTTGGAAACACAGGGCGAGGAAGCCGTTAAGAACTTTTGCTTATGTAATGCCTTTAAGTACATTTACAGACATAATAACAAGAATGGCTTAGAGGATATTAAAAAAGCCAAGTGGTACATTGACAAATACATAGAATTGTCAGAATAGCCATATCAATGCCTCATAGCCAAGCGGTAAGGCACCGGACTTTGATTCCGTTAGCGTGGGTTCGAATCCCACTGGGGTAGTTTGTCTTGCTTTTATCGTAGACTACCATGTTTTGCATTTTAAGGTAGTCCTCCTTTCATGTACTTTCTTGGAGATTCAGTTAAGAGTGGTGCAAGACCACTCGGAAAGGCTTACCTCATACAGAGGTGTGAAAATCAACTTGTCAAGGTTCTTCTCAATATTCCCCCAAAATATTATTGCATTTTCCCTTGATAGCCGTTACAGGCGGCATTTGCCGATATGGGATAAAGGTATTCCAGTAGCTTGCTAAGCTATCCAACAGAAATGTTGTTCGTGTTCGATTCACGATGTCGGCGTTCTCACATATAAGTGAAATGGAAATATAGTTGTTGGTTACCTGTATTATCCTAAAACCAACCTGTATGTGAGTTGATGTGTGGCGGAATGGATAAACGCTAACCGGTGGTTAAGAGAAAGGTGTGCGGCAAGGATTGCTAGAACAAGTCTGGTAAATAGCTGTAAGCAATTACACCAATAAATCCGTTAGAAAATAAAAATCCATTTATCCCTATTCGTAGGTGCAGACTAACTGACGGAATCTCATGTGTGGTTCAAATCCACACCACATCAATCGGTCGGGTAGCTCCCGAATAAGCAGGCGTTGCAGTATTCCCTGCTGAATAATTAAAATGCTTGTGTTGGTTGATTTGCGAACAGGATGGCAGATAGCGTAATGAAGTGCCATAAATACTTTCCAACACAAGAAACTGTACAACGGATAGTAGTTCAGTTGGGAGTAACGCTTGATTTATTCAAGTAGTCACAGGTTCAAACCCTGTCTATCCGATTACAACAAACTAGCTTGACGAAGCGAAAAGCACAAGCCTTAGTGCCTGTTTGTTGTTTTGTTAATAAGGCAGTTATCAGAAAGGCAGGTAATAAATATGCTATCAGAAAATGAAATCCAAACAAAAGTTAATTTTCTATCATCAGCAAGGTGTAACCACACATTCCATAAATACATTGACATAACAGGCGATTTGATAGAGGGTGCGCTATTATCAAGAATTTTATATTGGTTTGCACCAACTAAAGATAACAAAAGCAAAGTCAAGATATACAAAGACGGCGAATATTGGATTGCGAAACAAAGAAAAGACTGGTGGGAAGAGATAAGGATTACTGAAAGGCAGTATGATAAAGCAATTAAATCGTTGGTGAAAAAGAAATTTGTAATTACAGCAAAATACAAATTCAATTCAATGCCGACTATACATATACGACCTAATTATGATGTTATCAACGCAGAAGTTAAAAAATGGGAAAATAGTATCAGGCAAGAGGTTATAGCAGAAGATGCAGGACAGGAGTTACATAAACAAGCAGACGGGAATGACACAAAATGTAATTCCCAAGGGAATAACACAAAGTGTAATTCGGGAGTGTCACAAGATGTAACTCTTTTAACAGGGATTACTAACAATGATTACCCTAACACTAATTACGGAACATTAAATACAGAGTGTAATTCTCTTAACAGAGAACAATGTAATTCTTTTTTACCCAAAGATAAAAAAGCGAAAGAGTTTAAGCCGATAAGCGAATACTCTCAAAGTGATTGGGAAGTTGCTGAAGAAAGAATGATAAGCAGAGCTGGTAAGATAGCTTATGATTGGACTAATGATAAAACACTTAAAGAAAATGTAGAAGCATTCTTTAAATACTTTTTAGATAAACACGGAGAATGTACTGGAGAATATCACTACCCATTAACAGATAAGGTTTTATCAAGAGTAGTAGATAATTTAACAAAAGAAACCGACATAGAGCGTGACGGATATACAGATACCTATTATGCGGCTATAAGTGATATGGACGATAATACAGACTACAAGATGTTAGTTGATGAATATTTCAATACAAAGTTTTCAACACAATGTGATTACAGCTTAGTTCATTTTTCTTCGGAGAATGTTTTAATCAACATTATGAACCACGCTTGTAAGAGCAGTTGGTGCGAAAGTAAAGAATGGTAAGGAGTGATTATTATGGCTATGGGCGTACACCCACTAAACAAAGATAAGTTTTATGAAGCAATTAACCTGTACATATCGGGACAGGCTTCACAAGTAAAGGCGGCAAAAGTAGCAGGTTGTAGTGTACCGACATTTAAGAAATACGCTAACAAGATTTATGGTGGCGAGGAATTACCAGATAATTTATGGGGGAAGAATGATGATTGAGAGAATTGTTAATCGCTGGATAAGACGCAAGACAAAGAATCTGACAAGAATACCATTGTTTACAATGACATTTAACTATCGTAAATATAAAGCAGACGGAAAGAAAGACAGTTGCATGTTTTACGCACACCCAGATATTGCCAGTGATGAATTTGTGAAAAGCAAATTACAGGAAGTTGTTGATTATATCAGAGATAACTATGATTTGGATATATTTACGAAGATTTGAGGTGCGATATGAAAGATTGCTCAATTTGCAAATATTGCGATGAAGATTTTGATTTTGATGAAGAAACAGGAGAAGAATATCCCTTTTACACTTGCACCAAAGGGAATGATACAGACCTAGATTACAAGTGCAAGGATTTCAAGGAATACAAGCCGAGAAAATATAGAGAAAAAGATACAGAGTGCGATAAATGCGAACATCTTAAGACTTGTCTTGACAAGGACAATGTTATTGATTGCAAAACAATCTCTGATACAAGAAGCCATTATATATGTGGCAAAACGGGGTGTATTAAGAACTATGAGTAAATTTCAAATGCCTGAAAATGTGATAATTCCAAAAGCTAGAGTTGAAAAGAAGGAGAAGAAGTAATGTCGGTTGCGTTTGATTTAGGCTTGGAAACAGGAGACCGATCGTTAGCAATGGTATTTGAGAACTATAACGGAAAAACCTATATCAGAAAGCTTCTCAAAGATGATGAAGCGTTAGAATTGCATAAGTTGTTTACAGAATAGGAGTTTTGACAATGAGCATGGCAGAAGTAATTAAATCAATAGAGCGTGAAGCACTTAGAGAAGCACAATCGCGCGAAATAGGCGGTAGAAACGGCGAGCCTATAGATTGTTCCAATTTAGAAGATGAACTTGTTATTGTGGCAAATAACGAGGCAGACAGGCAAAAACTTTATGAATGTTTTTATAAACAAGAGCCTATCGAACCTAATAATAAAAAATGCAACCTGACCTTTTGCCGATATAACACAGACAGAGAATGCACCAATGACGATAAAAGAAAAGAATGTGTCGAAGTTTCAAGAAAGGTGTTGTGAATAAATGAAGAAAACAAGAAGTAAAATAATCATTAAAACAAGAAAAGGCGGTTACACAAAGATTTATGCTAACGGAAAATGGCAGAAAAAGGTATACAACATAGACTTTCATGCAGACTGTGTTGGAAATGGCATAAATACTGTATGTGTGTTTGATAGATACAAGACGGACAAGAATGGAGTCACAATTTATAACGGAGAAAACAAGGAATTTGAGGCAGAACACTGTACAGCAAGAATTTAAAAATTATTACCGGCTAACAAACGGAGTTAGTCGCTAACCAACAAAAATTATTGGCAGAGGTCTTAAGGCACTTCTGCTTTTTTGCGGAGGTGCTTTTCTTATGGCTAGTCAAAGCCTTATTTCCACAGTTAATGGATATGAAAATTACATAGAGAAAAATGGAATAGATGAAAGCGTTATGGACGCATACATAGAAGCGTCAGAAGTGGCAATTAAAACTGAAAAGGATATTCAGTATGGATTACAACTAACAAAACGCTGTAAAGAGATTATAGAACAGTTTTGCGTGGAGCATAGCGGCGTTGGAATATGGGACTTAGAAAAATATGCTCAAGACAACGATGAAGAATATCCTTTAATTGATAAATGGTATAAAACTCTTAAAACTGAAAGCTATTATGATTTTGAGAGCTTTATGTTTTATATGGAGCGGAAAAGACATTACAGCAAAAGGTTTTATTTCCCAAGACGACACACCCTTAAAATAGTTGTCAATGATTTGCAAGACCTTGAAAACAGAATAATTAAATTTTATGGATTATCAATGCCGTCAAGAGTTGGAAAGTCCACAATTTGTATATTCTTTCTTGCGTGGGTATCATTACGCAGACCTAATAGCCATTCAGCTATGGGAGGTCACTCTGGAATACTTGCAAAAGGCTTTTATAAAGAACTTATGAACTTATTTACTACGGAAGAATATACATTTTCTGAATTATTTTATTTTTGGAATCCAGAATACGCAAATAAACCACTTGTAACAGATAAAAGTGCTGATGAATTTACAATAACTCTTGGAAATCCAGACAGATTTGCGACAGTTACTTGCCGTGGTATTGATGGAACCTGGACTGGTGCAGTTGATGTATCAAAAGATGGATATTTGTATGTGGATGATTTGGTAAGAGATAGAGAACATTCATTATCACCTATGCGAATGGAAAATACCTATCAAGAGTATCTAAACAAGATGGTTGACCGAAAAAACGATGGTGCAAGAGAATTGATGGTAGGTACATTATGGAATGTCCTTGACCCATTGGAACGAATGAGAAAACAATACGAAAATGACCCACAATACAGGTTCAGAAGAATACCGGCACTTAATGAAAATGATGAGAGTAACTTTGATTATGAAATAAACGGCTTTTCAACAGCATATTACAGGGATATGAGAGAAAAACTTGACAAGGCTGAATGGATGGCTAAGTTTATGCAAAAACCTTATGTTCGTGAGGGATTGTTGTTTCCAGATAATGAATTAAGATTCTTTAACGGAGATTTTGATGATGAATTAGAAAACAAAGAACGGAAAGTAATTGCATTATGCGATCCGGCGTTTGGCGGAGCTGATAACTTATCAATGCCAATATGTGCGGACTTTGGTGGAAAACAAAGATATATTATAGACTGGGTGTACAAGAAAGGCACACAAGCGGTTACAGTTCCTCTAATTGTAGCAGCTATCAAAAAACACTATATAACAGAATTACACATTGAACAAAATGCTGGTGGAAAGCTGATGACAGATAGCATTAAAACTGAAATGAAAAAGCAAAATGTATATTTCTGTAGAATTATTCCATATTACGCAAATACAAAACTACCTAAAGAGGAAAAAATTAAAGGCTATTCTGACAGAGTAAAAGAGATATTCATTTTCCTCATTAGTAGACAATATCTTGCGATAGATGATAGACCAACTTACATAAGAACACAGATGTATCAAGATGCTATGGATGAATTTACAATGTATACATCAGAGGGTAAAAATCCACACGATGATGCAAGCGATTCGATAACACAGCTTGCAATAGTAATAGATAAAAAGGCAACACAAACAGTAATAATGTCAAGTCCGATATAAGAGGAGGGTTTATATGACAACTAAGGACTATCTTAACCAGATAAGCTATTACAATAAGATAATTGATAATAAGTTGATAGAAATAACACAGTATAAAGAATTATCATACAGCATATCAGCGGTTGTTAATGAAGAAAGAGTTATGTCATCATCAGATCCGGACAAAACAGGATGCGGATATGTCAGACTTGAACAAATGGAAGAAAGCCTTGACAAGCTTATAGACAAATACATTGATGTAAAAAATAAAATAATAGAGCAGATAGAACAGATAAACAATGAAGATTATTATACAGTATTGTTTCTAAGATATGTCAGAAAATTCACGTTTGAAAAAATTGCAAATGAAACAGGCTGGTGTTGGCGACAGGTACATAGAATACATGCTAAAGCACTACAAGCCTTTGAAGACAAATATGGAAGTGAATATTTGTAAAAGATGTCATAGAATGTCACATTGCCGGCGTGGTATAGTATATCTGTAAGAAGTCACAAAGATGTTTCTTCATAAACACATCCTTATCAGAAGCACCGTTGCTTAATTGCGGCGGTGCTTTTGTTATGCAATGAGGTAAAGATATGAATTTTTATATGAGTAAAGATAAATCAATTATGTGTCCGAACTGCCACAAATTCTTAACTAAGGCAGACAGCAAAGACCCACGAACACATAAGTTAGCGTGCAAGCATTGCCACAAATGGATATGGTATGTGCCTAACGATGATGATGATTTTCAGATTAAGGAAATACCACAAAGCAGAAGTTCAAGCGGTATGACATTTTATTAGAGGTGTAGATAATGCAGACAGGAAGAATTGCTATTTATACAGGCGCAAAAGAAATAACACCTGACAATATAATACCAATTTTGCGTGAAGCAATTTTGGAACATGATATTAATTCCAACAGAATACAGTTTCTTCTTGATTATGACGCAGGAATACAGCCGATAGTTAGGAAGAATCCAAAGACTTACAGACCAGACATTGACTGTGAGTGCTGTGACAATGTGGCTAACGAGGTCACAGAGTTTAATTTAGGTTTTAAGTGGGGAAATCCTATAACGCTAGTTCAAAATGGCGACAATGAGGATTCTAATTTCACAGAAGCTATAGCAGAATTAAACAGTTGTTACGAATCACAGAACGCAAGACAAAAGCAACAGGAGCTTGCAAGATATGTTGAAATCGGTGGCGTTGGATATGTCCTTATTGATGTAAATACAGAATATGAGGATGGGGAAAGCTATTTCACATATAATGTATTAGACCCAAGAACAACATTTGTTGTAAGGTCAACAGCTTATAGTGACAAGAGGGTTATTCTTGCAGGCACTTATATCAAAGACAAACATAGCGGTGCAAGATATTACACCTGTTTTACAAAAGATATTCGTTATGAAATTACGGATGGGATAAAAATCACAAACGGACCAGAAAAAGGAAAAACAAAATGGGGATTTTTAGAGAGAAGTGGGGAAGAGAATCCATTACATAAAATTCCTATTATTGAATATACAAGGTCATTTGATAGAATGGGCTGTTTTGAACGGCAAATATCTGAAATGGATAACTTAAACCTACTCATTTCAGATTTTACCAATGATGTCGAACAGAACACACAGGCAGTATGGCACACAAATGATGTTGATTTCCCGGTTGAACAGGAAACAACAGTTGATAAAGACGGAACACCACATATCACTAAAAAAGTAAGGAAACCAAAATCCGGAGAATGGATGCAGACCTACACATCAGCAGATGGCAAAACTCCAATAGTTGAGCCACTTGCAATTAATTACGATTACACAGGTATGCTTAACAATATCCAATCAAGGCGACAGATAATCTTGCAGAAATGCAATGTTCCACAACGAAATGATAATAGCGGTGGCAGTACAGGAGTTGCAATGTCAGATGCAACAGGCTGGTCACAGGCTGAAACAGCGGCGGCAAAACAGCAATTAATTACTGATGGCTGTAAAATGGAAGAAATAAAAGTTGTTCTTGCGGCTATTAAGCTGTCAAACAATGTTAATAGCAGTAATCCATTACTTAAATTAAGGGCAAGAGATGTAAAGCCTAACATTAAGCGACAAAAAACTTATGAAATGTCAACTAAGGTTAACGCTATGGCGACATTGATAAGCCACGGATTTAGTCTTAAAGATACAGTTGATGCAATTCCATTTTTTGATGACCCTAACGATGTTGTAGCAAGAAGCGGAGAAATGGTTAAGGCATATCAAGACAGCATAATTAACAAAGACACACAGAATCAAGCAGAGGGCGGAGATGGCGAACAATCGCCTAACAAAGACCGCACAATGCAAGACTTATCAGACCAGACAGAAAATAGTCCAGTTATAGATAAGAGCAGAACAGATAAATAAATTGATATTGAGCCACAGGGTAGAAATACCTTGTGGCTTTTTATATGCCCTAGAGAAAGGGCAATACAAATATCGCAAGAAGTTGAGAGAACAACAAAAAACGCAGAAAGCAGAGGTAAAGAAATTATGGCAGATGTAACTAACACAACAACAGAACCAACAACTAATAATGAGCCACAGAACGAAGAACAGACACCTAGCGTAGAAGAACTTATGGCACAGCTTGCTAGTGAAAGAGCTGAAAAAGAGAAGTATAAGAACGCTTCCGATAAAGCCAGTTCAGAAGCAGCTAAGTACAAGAAAGAACTTCGTTCAAAGCAGACAGCAGAAGAACAGGAAGCGGAAGCAAAGGCGGAAGCTGAAAAGTTGCAGGCTGAAAAGTTCGAGAACATGAGCAAAGAGCTTAATCATATGAAAGCTGTCAATGCTTATCAGAAAGTTATAGGCGATGGAAAGGATATTGATTCTTTGATTGAGGCAGTTGCAGATGCAGACCATAGCCTTATAGCAACTGTAATTGCCAATGAAGTGCAAAGACAGGTTAAAGAAGCTAAGGCAGAGTGGCTTAAATCAAGACCGGCTATTAATGCAGGCGGTGGAGAAGAAAGCACGATAACACAGGAACAGTTCAACAAGATGAATTACCACGAAAGAGTGGAGTTCAAAAATAAGAATCCAGAACTTTATAAGAAGTTCACAGAGTAGAAAACGGAGGTAAATAAACTATGCCACAGACTAAGTTAGCAAATTTAGTAGATCCACAGGTAATGGCTGATATGGTATCAGCTAAGTTGCCAAAGAAGATTAAGTTCTCACCTATTGCAAGAGTTGATACAACACTTGTAGGCAGACCAGGAAGCACAATCGTTGTGCCAAAGTATGCTTATATTGGTGACGCAGAAGATGTAGCAGAAGGTGTTGCTATGGGTACAACAGTACTTACAACATCTACAACAGAAGCAAAGGTTAAGAAAGCAGGTAAGGCTGTAGAGCTTACAGATGAATCAGTATTATCTGGTTATGGCGACCCACTTGGTACAGCTATCAATCAGATTGCTATGTCAATCGCTGCAAAGGTTGATAATGACAGCTATGACGCACTTTGCACAGCACCTATTGATTACGATGGAACAGCAGCACCTATCAGCTATTCAGCAGTTGTAGCGGCTAATAGCAAGTTTGATGATGAATCAGATTCATCACTTACAAAGATATTATTCATTAATCCAGCGCAGGAAGCCACATTGCTTAATGACGATGATTTCAAGAGCAATGACAAGTACCCACTTAATGTAATTATGAATGGAACTATCGGTTCTATTGCGGGAGCGCAGGTTGTTAAGTCAAAGAAAGTTAAGTTAGTTAAGTATGAGCTTGATGATTCAACAGGAACAATCAATGTTGTAGCTGATACAACAAGCGAGGATGTAACGAATGTTCATCTTGACACAGCACTTGCACATACGCTTAAGCCAAAGGGTAAGGAAATCAAGGTAGGTAGCAAGTTAAAGGCTGTTACAACAGAGTTCTACGCTTGTCCTATTGTTATCGTATCAGCAGAAGACCCTAACGAGGACACAGGTGCAGATGGCGTATCAGAGGAAGAGAACGCACTTACAATCTATATGAAGAGAAGCGTTGAGATTGAATCAGACAGAGATATTCTTGCAAAGACAACTGTTATCTCTGGTGATGAACACTATACAGCAGTCTTAAGCAATGATTCAAAGGTTGTTCTTGCTAAGTTTGGAAAGTAAGAGGTGTTTATATGTTATTAAGACGACATAAAATCAACGCCGCAAAGCAGAGCGAAGAAGTAACAGCAGATAATGTAAGACAGGAAGTTGTTTATGGAGATGAGCTTAAGTATGAGGAAGAGCAGGACAAGTTCCCTGTTCAACCTACAAGCGATTACACAAAGACAGCTATTAAGCGTATGCCAACAGCGGACTTGCAGACACTTGCCTTAGAACAAGGTATTGAAAACGCAATGGAGCTTACAGGAGCAGAACTTAAAGAACTGTTAATTGAGAAATTAGGATTATAGGAGCTGAAATTATGGAATACACCACATTAGAGCAAGTTAAAATCAGACTTAAACAATTTCATATTGATACAGTCACAAATGATGATGAAACAACATCTGATGTGGTGGTGTTCGATAACAAAGAAGATAATCCAGTAATCGAACAGCTTATTAAGCAGGCTACAGAAGATGTAAAAGCAAGAAGAAATTACCCTGACAGCTACACAGATGAAATGATAGCCGAGGACTTGAAGAAATTTGAGAGTGTTATTATTAATCTGGCTGTCTATGACCATTCACAGGCAGGTGAAAACTTTATGTCTGCCTTAAGCGAGGGCGGCGTCAACAGAACTTGGAGAGATAGAGACAGCTTGTTTGTCGGGGTATTTCCATTTGCCAAAGTATTATAACGCCTATAGGGCATTACAGAATAATAAAGAAGATTGTGCGTTACCAAATGGTAGCAGGCGGCACACATTAAGGGTGGTGGGCGGTGTGCCATTATTAATTATGAAAGGCGGTATATCAATGCCAATAGCAGTAATTATAAGCATTATTTCAGTTGCTTTTTCCGTCTTTTTCGGACTGTTTACGTTGGGATTTAATCTTAAGAACAACAAAAAGTCTGACAATGCAGAACTTACAGAGCGTGTAAAAGAAAATACACGCATAAATATGAAACTTGACACAATATCAAGCAATACAACAGAGATAAAGAACGAAGTTACAGAAATGAGAAAAGAACTTAATTCTCACGATAACAGGATTATTAAGGTTGAGGAAAGTGTAAAGTCGGCACACCACCGAATAGACGGATTGGAAGCACGACTCAATGAAGATAAGGAGGTATAGCAGAATGGATATTATGCAAACATTGATTGCAAATATGACAATCATATTAGCAATTGTCGGGGCATTAGCTTTTATGGTGTCTGTAATTACACAGGTAATTAAGGGTATTGGAGTATTCAATAAAGTACCTACAGATATTGTGGTATTTGTCTTGTCAATCGGTATTACTGTAGCGGCATTTGTTGCTTATATGCAGTATATTCAGATGACAATACTGTGGTACATGATTCTTGCGGCGATTATGGCAGGATTTGTCGTGGCATTTGTTTCGATGTATGGATGGGAAAAGCTGTCTGAATTATGGAAGCGATTTAGCAAGGATGTGAAGTAATATGCTTGACATTAATAAGCAGGCTATGAAGTATTCGCTTCAAGGACAGACAGTAACTATTTACGAAAGAGACGATGACGGCAATATTCTTTATGAGGGATATACCGACACAGAGGGCAACTTCATTCCTTATCTTGATGATGAGGGAAATAAGATACCTAAAGTCCTTGAAGAAAAAACAGGCTTTTCAGAGCCTGTGGATTTTAAAGCAAACATAGCTTTCAGTGGTGGAGAAGCACAGAGCAAGGAATACGGCTTTGATACGGCTGATTTTGACGCTATTTTGCTGACAGATAGGAATGTGTTGCCTATTCAAAAAGGCGACCTTATTTGGCTTGATAGCAAGCCTGCATACACATCTGACAGCCTTGTTGATGAAACATCAGCGGATTTCATGATTGTAGGCATTAAGCCGGCACTATATTCAACTAAGTATATGCTTAAAGCAGTTGTAAAGTAGGTGGTAAATACGAAGTATCAGACAGACGGCTTTCCCGAAAATGGTTCTTTATTTATACAAACAGGCAATGAACAGCTAGTTGGTTCTATCTTTAAAGGAAAGACAATCCCATCTACGCAAGAGCCAATAAATGAAAGCATAAGAAAAGCTATTTTGCAAGCAGTTAAGGAGCGCGTTTATGGCAAGACATACAATTAATATATCCTTGTCTGAAAAGTCCGTAAATGAAGCTATCAGACAGCTACAACAGTATAAGCAGAGTTTACAGTATAAATGCGAACTGCTTGTTGAACGACTAGCAGAATTAGGCGACAAAGCGGCAATTATGAGTGTTAATGAAAGTCCATTAGGTAGGACGGTAACATTGAGAGTTAACAGAAAGCCTATTCAAGATGGCTACCAAGCTATTTTAATTGCTACCGGTAAAACTGTTGAAGTAGAAGATAGAGAGCCATTTTACACGCTATTAGCGATTGAATTTGGCGCTGGTATTTATTACAACAGCGGCAACGAGAACCCAAAGGCTAATGATTTTGGCTTGGGTGTAGGAACATACCCGGGACAAATACACGCATTTGAAAATGGCTGGTACTACTTAGGTAATGATAATCAATGGCACTACACGCACGGCGTTAAAGCTACAATGCCTATGTATAACGCCACAATGGAGATTATTAATCAGTATAAGCAGATAGCAAGAGAGGTGTTTAGTTAATGGCAAACGCAAACGATTGGGCGATAGACCTCGAGAATACAGTCACAGCACTTGTCAAGGCTAAAACCCTAACGCAACTAAAGAAAACATATCCAAAGATAGTTATAACTAATGAGGGGGAAAACAGCGGTCAAGCAACATTCCCGACAGTATACATTCATTTACTGCCAGCAGTTGAACAAGGACAAACACTTGACGGACAAACGATTAACGCATTGTTAGCAACATTTCAAGTAGATGTTACCACTAACACAAGTAAGTCTGACTGTCGCAAGGTTATGGCGATAATTACAGATACATTCAAGACAATGAGATTTCAAGGCAATGCAATGCCAGAGTTCTCAATCAGCAATAAAGTACATAAGAGTACCGCTAGATTCAGAAGAATGATAGCGGCAAATGACAGATTAATGTAACAAAGAGCAGGAATGCTCTTATTTTTTTGCAAATTTTTAGGAGGTAGACAAGGCAATGGCAAGTACAAGTTATAAAGCTAGAGTTATCTACAAGGAGCATAGCGAAGATGGTTTTGCAGGCTCATATAAGTTAATGGTTGCGGCTAAGTCAATTTCAGCACCAGTATCAGCACCTAACACAGTTGAAAGTACAACATTTGAAGATGATTCACAGACATTCTTAATGGGTATCAAAACATCTGACGCTAAGACTTACACAGGCAACCTTGAAAAATCTTATTTACAGGACTTAATCAAAGCGGAGGGTAAGCAGTTAGACATTATTCAGTTATATGGCTCTGATGGATTAGGTGCGGTTGCTAAGTACGCATTTGTCGGACAGGTAACAGCAACACCTAATGATGTTTCTGGTACTGATTCAGTACTTGAAATGACAGTAACAGCAGTTCCTAACACTTCACCTATCGAATGCACAGACAAGCTTCAAGTTGTCGAAGGCACTGGTGGCACGTTCACAGTAACAAAGGTGGGGGAATGATAAGCCGATCGACTAAATCAAAGGCTGTGTCGATTGGTGGCACAAACGCCAAAACAGCCGACTACACATCATATCTTGATGATGTAACAGAATAATTATTAAAAAAGGTAGGTGCGGTGTAAAATCCGCACCTTTCCCTATATGGACGATAGGGTGGGAAAGGGTAAAAATTATGATGAATATTAATGTAAATGGAAAAGAATACAAAGTTGAGTTTAGCTTCGGTGCAGCAGAATGCAAGGAAATTGTGCAGAAAATGTTTTCTGTTGTTAACGGTTCTTACTTACTTGCACAGACAGATAAAAGTGTTGCACAGGCTTCTTTTGACGGCTTAGCAAATATGACAGCAGATGTGCCAGAGATTTGCATTTTAGCCATTTATGCAGGCTGTATTGACAATAACCCAGTAACTATGAATGAAGCAAAGGAACTCACTAGGGCATATATTACAGAGAAAAGAAAGACAGATAAGAGTTACGGATATAGAACATTGTTTGAAGAAATCAAGAAAGCGATGGAAGATGATGGTTTTTTCGAGCTGTCGGGGATAACAACGATGTTAGAGGAAATGGCGAACAATGTGGAAGAAGCGACACAGGAACAGAAGAAGCCGACAGTAGTTCCACAGGACCACAAGAAAAAGCAGACTTCCACAAAATAATCTGGGAAGAATACTTTGTCTTAGCCAGTTCACTAGGTATTAGTTATTCAGACTTTCTTAAAATGACACCTACAAAATTATTACTATACGCAAAAGGCAAAAAGATTGATAGACAAAATCGCGATTCAGAAATGTATAACTGGTTCTTAGTCTACGCAATACCAGCTATTTCTTGCGGTATAGGTGCAGCATTTAATAAAGATGCACACATTGAATATCCTAAACAAGCTATTTTATCAGAAAAAACAGAAGAAAGCAAAAAAGATACCAACGATAAAGAGTTACAGCTGATGTTACTCAATGAGCAAAAATGGGCGGCACAGACTGAAAAGAGAGGGCTACCGCCAACAATCCTATAAAAGGGGGTTAAAGCGTGGAATTAGATTCATTAGAAGTCAAAATTACCGGTACTGCCACTAAAGCTATCAATTCTGTCGATAAACTGATAAATCAGCTTACAAGGCTGTCAACATCACTTGCGACTGTGAATGGTTCATCACTAAGCGGTCTTGCGAGTGATGTTAGTCAGTTAGGTTCAGCTATGCAGAACATGAACGCAGGAACAGCAGATTTTACAAGACTTGCTAAGAACATCACAAAGATAGGTTCTGTTGATTCGGTTGCACTAACTAACACAGCTACATCACTTCAAGCTGTCACAAAGGCAGTTGCAAGCATATCAGCTATTCCGCAAAATGCAACACAGGTCACAGAATTTGCAAAGTCACTTGGTAAGCTAGGCAGTAAGAGTATAGAAAATGCCGTTGTAAACATTCCAAAGCTAGGCAATGCTTTAAATGGCTTAATGACAACGCTATCAAGAGCACCAACTGTAAGCCAGAATGTTATTCAAATGACTAACGCATTGGCTAATCTTGCTAGTCAAGGTAGCAAGGTGGGCACTTCTTCAAACTCACTTCAAAAGTCGCTGTATGGCGTTTCTACAAGTGTTAGGACAGCAACTAGAAGCAGTTGGAACTTGGCAAGTGCGATAGGTAAGTTTTATGCCACTTATTTTATGGTAATTCGTGGTAGTAAAAAACTTATAGAAGCAATCAAATCAACGACAGATTACATTGAAGCGTTCAACTATCAAGCGGTTGCGTTTGGTAAGATTGGTTCAGAGTGGGATAAAGATTACGAAAAGTACGGATATGATAACGCAACAGCATATGCAGAGAGCTTCCAAGGTAGAGTAAATGATACTCTCGGAAAGCTATCTGGCTTAAAAGTCAATGTTCAGGGCGGCTTACTTGAAGAAAGCGGAGCAAAGAACCTAGGACTTAACATACAAGAGATAACACAGTATGCTTCGCAGTTAGCTTCTGTTACTAACTCATTAGGACAGACAGGCGAAGCAACAACGGCAATAACAAAGTCAATGACAATGCTTGCAGGCGATATAAGCTCACTTTTTAATGTGGACTATTCAACAGTAGCACAGAACTTACAAAGTGGCTTAATTGGTCAATCAAGGGCATTGTATAAATATGGTATTGATATTACCAATGCTACACTAGCAACATATGCCTATAACTTAGGCATTTCAAAGTCTGTATCAGAAATGACACAGATGGAAAAGCAGCAGTTAAGAGTGCTAGCTATACTAGACCAATCAAAAGTATCGTGGGGCGATTTAGCCAACACGATTAACAGCCCATCAAATATGTTACGCCAGTTCTCTAACAATATGAAAGAGGTAGGAATGGTAGCAGGACAGCTATTTATCCCAATTCTTTCAAAGGTTATGCCAGTAGTAAACGGAGTAACTATTGCAATCAAAAGATTATTAGTCAATCTTGCTTCTTTAATGGGCGTTAAGATTGACTTTGAGAGTTTTGGACAAAGTGGCTATAAAGACACATCAGACGGCTTAGAAGATATTTCAGATGGCTACCAAGATGTAGCTGATTCAGCTAAGAAAGCTACATTATCCCTTATGGGATTTGATGAAATAAATAAATTACAGGACGATACAAGCTCAAGCAAGGGTTCAAGCGGTGGTGGCGGTAGCACTATTGATTTGACAGATGATATCGCTAAGGCGGCGGCTGATTATGAAGCGGCATGGAATAAAGCATTTGCCAATATGGAAAATTCAGCGGTTGCTTGGGCTGATAAGATAGAGAAAGCACTTGAACCTGTTAGGAAGATATTTAAAGACTTTGCAATCGGGGATTTCTATGCAGCAGGACAAGATACATCTAACCTTGTGGCAGGAATTTTTAATTGGTTTGCAAAGGCTATAGATGATGTTCCTTGGTATACAATTGGACATAATATAGGAGAGTATTTAGCTGGACTTAATTGGCTTGAAATATTTTCAAGCCTTGGCAATGTGTTATGGCAAGCCATTAAAGCAGCTATCGAATTATGGAGTGGTTCATTTACGGCAGCACCAATTGAAACGACCTTAATAACGGCTATAGCGGCATTGAAATTTACAGGCTTAGGAAGTGTTTTGAAAAAGAAACTTGTTACAGTAATAGGAACAAGTATTAAAGGTGCTTTAAAATCATTCGGAACAGGCAGTATAATATCAGGAATAGGTGGATTACTTACAACAGATATAGGCACTATTATAGGAGCAGGAACAGCAACAGAAATAGGTTTAACTATAGGCGCAGGAATAGTAGGTGGAATAGTAGCTGCTATTGCTGGATTTAATTTAGGTAATTGGCTCAATGAAAAATTAACAGGCGAGAAAATAGATATGTCAATGTTTGACCAAATAGCATATCTTATAAAAGCACCATTTGAAGATTTACCTAGCTTTATTGACGGAGTGATAGAAACTATCACATTTGGACATAAAGATGATATAGCAAATTGGTGGACTACAAGTGTTGCACCTTGGTTTACTAAGGAAAAATGGGGAGAACTGGGAGACAACATAAAAACATCTTTAAGCGAAAAATGGAACAGTTTTTCAGATTGGTGGGGCAATACAGCTATTGTTAGCTGGTGGAATAATAATGTTGCACCGTGGTTTGAAAAAGAAACATGGGTTGACGCTGTTGACGGAATGAAATTAGGAATACAAGAAAAATGGGATTCAATCGTTGGTTGGTGGAACAGTCTTGCAATTGTTTCTTGGTGGAGCAATGATGTGAAACCGTGGTTTACTAAGGAAAAATGGGAAAACTTGGCTGACGGAATTAAAAAAGGCATTCAAGGGAAGTGGGATGATGTTGTAGATTGGTGGGATAGCAAACCAGCACTTCAACGCATTTCTGTGGCTATCGAAGATTTTAAAACTAAGATACAGAACGCTTGGAACAGCTTTAAGCAGTGGTGGAATGATTTAGGACTTGAATTTCCACACATTGATACACCGCACTTTAAGATTGACGGAGAATTTAGTCTTGCACCGCCTAGAGTGCCAAAAGTCAGTATTGATTGGTATGCAAACGGCGGATTCCCAGGCAAAGGACAATTGTTTGTCGCAAACGAAGTTGGACCCGAAATGGTTGGTACTATGGACGGAAGAACAGCAGTAGCCAATCAACAGGAAATTACAACAGGTATTGCTAATGCAGTTTATCCAGCGGTTTACAATGCAGTTGTAGCGGCTATGTCAGAAGCTAACAACAATGTAAATATAACATTACAAGGTGACGCTGATAAATTGTTTACAATGGTACAGGATAAAGCCAATAACTATACCAATATGACAGGTCAAGCGGCTTTTCCATATTGATAAGATTTGCGTATTGTGTTATTCTTTTGCTATAAAATAAAAGCAAAGGGGCAACACAATATGGCAGAAAAGAAAGCAAAGAAAAAAGACAGTAAACTAAGCATAGCGGCGGCAGTAACAGCACTATTTATATTCACAATCCCAATAGGTTTTATATTGGCTATTGTGGATTTAATTAAAAGTAAAGGCGACAAGTCACAAAGACACTTAGGCTCTTACTTTGCAATAGTATCATTTACACTATTTCTGATAGTCGCTTTTAGCAACGGAAGTGGTAACAACAGTAACAATGTTAATGCTACGAAACAAGCCAGTGCAACACAGCAAGATACAGACACAGCAACGAATGATGACACAACGCTTAAATACCTCAAACACGAAGTAATTACAGATAGCAATGACAGAGAAGTTGTTGTTGTCTATTTTGACTTTACAAATAATTCAAAAGACAACGAAGCATTTATTTACAACTATAATGTCACTTGCTTCCAGAATGGCAAGGAACTTGACTATCCGTTAGCTAGTTTTGATGTTGACGAATACAACAATGCGGCAAGAGAGTTGCAGACAGGTGCGAATATTACAGTTGCTAGGATATACATACTAGAAGATAAGAGTGACGTTGATTTAGAAGTGACAGCTTGGGGTTCAAGTAAGAAACTTATGAAGCTGACATTAAAAGTAGAATAATCCCTTAATGGAGCGTATCTTTCGGTACGTTCCATTTTTTATTAAAAAGTGCTTGACAACTTGTCCGTACAGGTATATTATAATTGTACGGACAAGAAAAGAGGTGAAAACAATGTCTCCAAGGATAAAATCTGATAATTCTAAACACCATAGGTTTGAAATTCGTCTTGACGATGAAATGAACAATATTCTGGAAGAATGTTCTGAAAGATTAAATATCACAAGAACAGATGTGGTCAATAAGGGCATTAAAATGGTTAAAGAAGATTTAGACAAAAAGAAAGAGTAGTTGCCACTGTTTTGACCAACAGACAACTACTCTCAAAACACCCGCAAGGGATATAGAATATTCTACTATACCTCTTGTGGGAAATCAATAGTTTTTTTAACGGAAAGAGGTAAAAGAATGAGAGAAAACATTGTAGAATCCATTATTGATAACTTAGAACACATCAACTTGCATTTCTTAAAATGTGTGTTAGCTTACACAAATGTATTGGCAGGAAATAAGAGAGGAGAAAATCGGTAATGGAAGAAAACAGAGAAAAGCTCCATGAGATGATTGACAGTATGAATTCTAAAATGTTGGAGTATTTTGAAACATTTATAAGATTATTCTTACAGAAATGGGATAACTAATATACAGTGCGTGAAGCATTGCGGGCATATGCTCCCACTACGCAATAAGTTCTGTTTTGAGAAAACGATAAAGATTTTGTAGGAGGTAAAATAATGAGTTATAATTATCCAACTACAAAAGATAGTTCTCACAATGAGATTAAAGTACCTATGAACACTAAGAATATTTGCGGCGTAGACTGCTATGAGCAGAATGGCGTTGCGTACTTAAGATTGGAAAATGTTGCTAGAGGACTTGGGTTTACTCAAACCCAAAAGAAAAACGGAGTGGAATATATATCTATTCGTTGGGAAACAATCAACAGATATTTAGAGGATATTGGTTTCCCCAACAAGCTGGGGAAAGACGATTTTATCCCAGAAAACATCTTCTACAGACTAGCAATGAAAGCCAAAAATGAAACAGCAGAGAAATTTCAAGCATTAGTGGCTGATGAGATTATTCCGTCAATTCGCAAGAATGGAATATATGCTACTGATAATGTTATTGATGAAATACTGAATAATCCAGACTTTGGAATAGAATTATTAACAAAGTTAAAACAGGAAAGACAAGCAAGAGTTGAAGCAGAAAGAAAGAATGCTATCTTAACACATGTCAATAAGACATATACAATGACAGAGATTGCTAAGGAACTGAATCTGAAATCTGCCATTCAACTTAACAAGTTACTTGCTGATAAAAAAATTCAATACAGTGTCAATGGAACTTGGGTTCTTTACTCACCATACAGCAGTATGGGATATGAAGAAATTAAGCAAGAAATCCTCGACAATGGTAAGGTTATTTATCACAGGAGAATAACACAGCTTGGAAGAGAATTTATACTGCAATTATTCAATGAAGTTGCATAGATTTTCTTGAGAATATTAGAATGGCTCAAACAGAAATAAATATAATGGTTGCAAGAAATTTGTAACCACACTAAGGAATGTATCAGAAATGGTGCATTCCTTTTTTAATGCCTTGAAAGGGGTGGTTTGATTGATTGACGCAGTTGTGATTGAGGGGGTTAGGTTCCCAGTAGCATATAACGGCTACACATACAGTAGGAATAAGATATGGTCTAAAAATACAGGAAGAAATGACTACGGCGAAATGGTAGGCACAATCGTGGATATCAAAGACAAAGTAGAGCTTCAATTACCGCCATTAACAGGTGAGCAGGCACTGTTGCTTGATAATGTGGTAAGTGACATAGATAACCCTTATCCAACAGCACAAGTCTTATTCTTAGGTGGCACACAAAAGGAAATGACAATATACACAGGAGATGTGACGTATCCGTACCTTACAAGGGCAAAGAATGAGGACGGACTAATAGTCGGAGCAAAATTAAGTTTAATTCAAAAATAAAGGAGAGTTCCACATGAAACTTAAAACAAGTGAGTTAATAGACAGATTTCAGAGCTTAAGTAACATATCGCACGACAAGACTACAGGCAGAATTGCTATGGCTGTTATGTGCAATATTAAGGCATTAGAAGAACTGTACAAGGCAACGCTACAGACCATAGAAGATACTAAGGTTAAGTATGCAGATAAGGACGACAGCGGTAATCCAGTTATCAACGATAATCAGTATCAGGTTACATCAGAGAACTTAAAGAAGTTACAGGAAGAATTGCAGGAAATCAATGAGCAAGAGATTGAAGTGCCTGACATGACAATGCTTCCTATGGACGCATTCGATAAATGCGAAGAAATTACACCAGCTAAATTATACTCAATTGAATTTATGATAAGCCATTAATTAATCAATAAAGGCGGTGTAGAATGAAGATATTAGACACAGCTATGACGGAAATTGTTAAGGGAAATAGTGCAAGATACTATTCCAAGTATGTTGTTGATAAAAAAGAACAAACCGAAGCACTTAACAATTTCAAGTTTCAAAACATAATAAATCCCAATAATGAAATTACGATAGGTAACACTTGCAGTAGCGGTGTTACCTTTTCTATTTATATGCCAGCAATAAGCCTTGAAAATAAGGAAATTACCATATTTGAAGGTGTTAAGGTTGGCACAGAAATTAAGTATATTAAGTTGGGAATATTTACAGTTACTAAGCAGACAAGTGACGGAGAATACACAAACTATGAAGCATACGACAGAATGTATAAGGCTGATATGCCCTATTTCTCTGATATGACATTCCCAAGCACAGATAAAGCTATTCTTAATGAGATATGTGGCAAGTTAGGCATATCTTTAGCGACAAATATAGTCACAGCACATACTATCAGCGACAAACCACAAGGATATACCTATAGAGAAATTATCGGTTATATGGCTATGCTACAAGGCTGTAATGCGGTAATTAATTCTGATGGAAACCTTGAATTAAGGTGGTATAAGGATAGCGGTTATGTACTTGACGGACATAAGTATTATCAGCAAGGCGTTACATTCACAACGAGTAAAGATTTTATTATACAGAAGCTGACTTGCAACAATACCAAAAGCGGTTCTACAGAACAAAGTCAGATTACTTCTGGTGACGGAGCGACAGGACTTAGTTTTGCCAATCCGTTTATGACGCAGGCAATTCTTGATGAAGTCTATAAAAAGATAGGTGACTTTCAATTCAGACCGCTTACAGTTAAGTTTGTCGGTGATTACCGACTAGAAGTCGGTGACATTATAACTGTCAACAAGGGTGGCGTTGATTACAAAGTGCCTATAATGCAGATTACGCACGAATGTGACGGCGGCTTAATGGATACCGTTACATCTATAGGTCAATCTGACACGGAAAATACAAGCGTTGCTTCTGGACCGATAACCAAGCAGATGGAACGGTACTATGCTGACTTGATACTTGTAAATAAAGCGCTTATTAATAAACTATCTGTTGATGAAGCTGATATCAGATACGCAAGCATTGAAACCTTAAAGGCTGTTAATGCTGATATTGATAATCTTAAAACAAATAAACTAGACGCAACATATGCAGATATCATTAATGCTAATGTGGAAAGCCTTAAGGCGGCTAATGCTGAAATTACGCAATTGAAAGCCAATTCATTAACAGCGGACATAGCGGATTTAAAGTACGCACAAATTGATTTTGCGAATGTCAAAGGACAAGTTGTTACAACATCACTTATCAAAGATGGTGCAGTAACAAACGAAAAGGTACAAAGTCTTTCAGCAAACAAGCTGACAGCAGGTACTATTGACGCAAGCAAGATTACAGTTACTAATCTTAATGCAGATAACATTACAGTAGGTACAATTAACGGAAAGCGTATCGGAACAGGTTCTTTATCTTTAGATAAATTAGCCGAGGAAGTGCCAACAAAAGAATATTTAGATAAGGTACAAGAAGATTTACAGGGGCAAATCGACGGAAACATTGAGACATTCACCAAGACAGAAATACCTACTCTTAATAATGAGCCAGCTGTTAATTGGACTGATAATGCTACGAGAAAAAAGCATATAGGCGATATCTGTTATGTAGTTAATCCAGCTTCGAGTGCAGACGGATATTCTTACAGATTTGCCAATACCGGCACAGAACAAGCACCTGTATATGAATGGGTATTAATTAAGGATAGTGATGTTACTAAAGCATTACAGGACATTATTAACATCAATGGTGAGATTACAGGAATTAAGAAGTTTAATGTTGAAATAAGTTCATGGAAAACTAATACAGACAGTGAATTATCAAGTCTTAAAACACGAACAGCCAGCCTTGAAACTGATATGGGTAATAAGGTTGATACTACTACATTTAATACTGTTAAGCAGACAGTAGATGAAAATAGTAGTAACATAACCAAAATGACCGAAACGCTTTCTAAAAAGGCTGATAGTAGCACTGTTACAACTTTGAGTAATACTGTCAATAGCATTAAACAGACAACGGACACTAACACATCGAGCATATCAAGTCTTACAACTGTAGTTGAGAAGAAAGCTAACCAAGATGAAGTTACAAACATATCTAATAAGCTGACAACTGTTGAACAGAACTTAAATGGATTGACAGTTGATGTTACAAATCAATACCAGTATATTGATAATCAGCTTAATGGCAATCATAAGATATATGAGATTGCACATGCACCGACTAAGGATAACTACCCTGCTAATGAGTGGAGCATACAGATATATCCAAGCGATGATAGATATCCTAGTGATAGCACATGGGAGTATACAGAAGATGAGTATGAGAAGTATGTTGGGACTATTGCATATTGGAAAGACCAGCAAAGGGCATGGCGATTTATAAGAAAATCTGACGGAACGCATGATTGGGTGGAAATCAGTGCGACAGAAACAACATATCTTCTTAATCAGAATGCTTCATTAAGAATTGATGTAAACAATATAAGTACAAACCTATCTACCCTTACAACGAATGTTCAGAACAATTATAGCACTACAACACAAATGAATAATGCTATTACACAGGCAGTTAGTGCAGAGAGCAATAGTATCAAGAGTGAAATTTCCACAACTTATGTAACAAAGAATGCTCTTACAGGCTATAGCACTACAGAAGCTATGAACAACGCTATAACACAAGCGATAACCAAGGAAAGCAATAGTATCAAGTTGGAAGTCTCTAATAATTATGCTACTAAGAAGAGTCTTGAAAGTTATGCCACAACTGACAGCCTTAAAAGCTATGCTACAACAGCAAGTCTTGACCTTTATATCAAGAAAGACCCGACAAGCGGAGAACTCAAATCTGCCATAGAAGCTATTGCAGACGATATAACACTTAAAGCTAAAGGCACAATTAATATTAGTGGTAATAAGTCTGTTAATATCAATGGTAATCTGTTCACGCTTACATCTACTAATACTACTATTTCAGCAGATGGTTCGATAGACTGTAAGAAGCTAAAAGCTGTTGATGCTGATTTAGAAGGCACATTTAAAAATGTAAATGTAACTGACGGAGGTATTACAATGACCACTACTATTATTGGTGGTGAATACCTTATGAAAAGCAGTACAGGTGCATTTTTACAGATACAAGGACACTACATTGAAATGTCAAATGATGATGGTTCAGGAACGAACTGGATATTAAGTAGAAGCGAATGTGTTTTTAATGACTATTTAAATGTTAAGCTATATCACCCTTCACTTAAAAACTATATGCGACCTGCTTTGTCTATGAGCAATCCAGTAACATTTGATTGGAGCGGAAGCATTTTAACTATATATGTTGACGATGTAGCTGTCGCTACATGGGATTGGGCACAAAAAAATTGGTATTAAATCTGCACAGCGGTAGAAAGGAAAACAATATGTTAAGTATAACAAAGACAACAAACTTAAGCGGAACATCAGTGATTAATGGTCAATCAGCCATGACAATGTATGCGGCTGTGCCGGAAACTGGTTCACTGACAATTAGTCAGACAATTACTAACAAGGAATTATACCTTGCAAATCAGACACAATGTGATAATGATTATGAGAATTTTAAATCAGAAGTCAATAAGCTGCTAAAGAGTGAACAGCAGACAATTGATTCAGATACGATAAACGCAGTAGGAACAGTAACAGAGTAAATCATCAGAGAGTGTGGGTTTAAGCCTGCACTCTTATTTTTTAGGAGGCAAATTATGAGCTTAACTGGATTTCTTTCGTACAGCCGTGTAAACTGGCAACAATCGCCAAGCAAAAGTACTCCCTGGAATGCAACAAACTTAAATATAATGGACGCAGGTATTAAGAATAACAATGATATGATTAGTAATCTTCGTGATGAAGTTACACAACTAAACAGTAATATTGACGTTAAAAACTCTTTTTGCAAAAATATTGCAAGTGTAGATGGTACTCTTGAAGGTTATGGCTATAATTATTGCTATTATAATAAATCTACCAAAACAGGGATTTTATACTATGCCTCCAAAATTGAAACACAAGATTCTACACAGAATAATTTTACAGGATATTATGACATAGAAACAGTTCTTGAAAATATGGGTATTACTAACTTTAATAAAATATTGGAAAGCAATTATATTCCTTATGATGCCACAGGTGTAGTTCGAGCAAAGTTGATAGGCTATGGAACAACATTGTTATATAGCTCTGCAAGCCAGCATTATGCTTTTGCTCGATATTATACAAAAGATGGTAATAAAGGAGCATGGGCTACAAGCGAATTCCAAAAGGGTGATTATATTACAGGCTCACTTATATTTAGTTAAGTTTCAGATACTGCCTTAGTAATTGCACCGGTGCATTTAATATTATTGCAGTTTAGTCGCGGAATGAGCAATTAGTAAGGTTGGCAGTGCCGCATAACATTAACAATATAATATTCGCAATCAAGCACCCCAGCGGAAACACTGGGGTGCTTTTTTGATACACATTTTTCTAAATTTAGGAGGTAAATTCATGAGTAAATTATTCGGAATTGACACATCAAGGTGGCAGGGAGACTTTGATTTCAAAGGCGCAAAGGATAATGAGGGTGTAGATTTTGCCATTATCAAGGCAGGTGGTGCTGATGATGGCTTATACGAAGATAGAGAGTTTGAGAGCAGCTATAACAAGTTGGAAAGTGCAGGAATCCACAAAGGAGCCTATTTCTTTGGTAACGCATTAAGCACTGATGAAGCTGTAAATGAAGCCCGATATTTTGCACAGCTTTTAGCAGGTAAATCATTCTGCTACCCAGTGTTCTATGATGTTGAAGCAGGCATGGTTACTGGTAACGACCTTACAGACATTATTATGGCATTCCTTGATGAAATGAGAAATGCAGGATATAAGAATGTCGGCTTATACTCATATGAGAACTGTATTAACAATTATGTAGATATTTCAAGAGTAAAAGAAGCTGGTTATGCCGTTTGGGTAGCAAAGTATTCAGATGCAGAACCTAGAATTGCTGCTGATTATGATATGTGGCAGTTTGGCGGAAGTGTTAATTATCTTAGAGACACACAGATTAACGGACAGACAGTAGACCAGAACTATTGTTACACTGATTATTGCACAGACCATGTCGTTGAAGAAATCACAGTGCCAGACTATGAGCCAGTACCAGACACTAAGTATCATAAAGGCGATACAGTTAAGGTTATTAACGCTATCCAGTACGATAATGGCGAGCCATTTAGCACTTACTATGATGAGTACAGTGTCTTATCGGCTAGTGGCAGAAGAGTTGTTATCGGGGTTGACGGCGTAACTACTGCTGCTATTGATGAGGATAACATCAGTCTTGTTAAGTGCATTTATGACAATGAAAATGATGTCAACACAGATACAGTAAACCACGGTGACGGCAAGAAAGTCAGAGTGCTTGATAACATTGATTATGACGGTGCAAGATTTGCGGTATATTATGATGAATATGATGTAATTGAAGAGGACGGAGACAGAATTGTTATAGGTATCGGTACAACAATCACGGCCGCTGTCAATATTGCTAACCTTGAATTTGTCGGCGGTACAAGTTTTGATGATGCACCTACAGATATCCCATTCAGTGAAGATATTGAAGAGGGTAGTACTGTAAGATTTGTCGGCGATACTGATTATGATGGCACACCTATTAAGGCTTGGTTTGACGAGTATACAGTATCAGAAAGAAGTGGAGACAGAGTTGTGCTTGTACATGGCGGAGAATTATTCGCAGCGGTCAATGTAGCTGATTGTGAATTAGTCTAACCTTAATAAAAATACCGGGAGTGCAATGCTCCCGGTAATATTTTAATTATTCAAATCTATCATAACAGCTATAACAGCAGGAATGGTTGTTATTGTTCCGTTTGTTTTCTTAAATTCCATTCCACCCTCAAGAAGTGTTCCATACATTGTCACATTGTCGCCAACAAGCAAATTATAGTCAAAATCGTCTCTATAATATGTCAAAACAACAGTATCATCATTATTGCCATCAACAGCTAAATAATAGCAAGCAATATATTCACTGGATTCTTCACCAGTATGCGTATTTCCGTCTTTATCTTCGACTTCCCCATCATATTTTAATTCCGCTAAAATATTGCCTGTCAACTTGAATTCTTTATCAATATACTTATTAGGTGTACGCTTGAGCATTTCAACAGTTATATCATCAGGATATACGCTCTTATCTCTTGATAATAATGTTTCTTGTTCTGTCTGAACTTCACTGGTACTTTCAACATTATTATCAGAAGCACCATTCTGACACGCTACAAGGCTTAATAAGCACATAACAAGCATAATGCTTACAATTCTCTTTTTCATAGGCGAATCCCCCTAAATTTAATTTTACTAATCATATCACACTATGCATAATTTGTCGAATGTTGTCGAAACTTGCGATATCTTTAAGTTGATTTTTACATTATCAGTATTTATAATAATAATTGTCCGAGAGAGTTCGGACAGAATCTTCAAGTTTCGGCTAGGTGGCACTGTTTGATTGGCGTTGGCAGTGTCACCGCTGAAAACTGTTAATCTACTGGGGATAGGTTGACATAAAAGAACAAATGTTCTATAATAACACTATCGCTACCAGTGTTATATCGTGCAATAAGGGGGATATATGGAGAATGAGGAATACAGACAAAAGATTATCGAATTAATCAATAATTGCAATAATAATCATTGGCTAAAAACAATATACAGCTACATTAAAGCACTTTTAAAGTAAAAGAAAAAGACCGAAGGTAAATTCCTCGGTCTTTTTAGAGTTGAGCGTCAAATATGAATTGTCGAGAAACATATTTTGAGAGCACTTCCCTTTAAGCTTATTTTAGGCTTTTCCCTGATTACTATATTATCACTCCTTATTTATCAAGTCAATCAGTTTTTCCAAGCTTTCCCAATCTTCTTTATTCAGCTTAGACAATGCAGATACAAGCCTGTGCTTAAAAGTATCTTCACCGCCTGTCTGAATATCAGCTAACATTTCAGCAATCTGTTCATCTTTGGATTTCTCTATAAACATTTCTCCCTTGCCAGTTCGCAGCCATTCTTCATTAACAGAAAATTCACCACACATCAGCTTTATTGTCTGTTCTGACGGATAATTTTCTCCGCTTTCCATTTTGCAAACAGCAGAACGGGATATAGATAGTTTTTGAGCAAAATCAGTTTGACTTATGTTTAGGCTATTTCTGATTCTTTTAATTCTCTCATTCATAAGTAGCTCCTCCTTTCTTAAAAAGTATAATAACATAAAATGTACATTAAGTCAACAAAAAGTGTTGACATTGTATATTAGATGTGCTAGTATGTGTACATCAGATGAACAGAAAGGAGATGAAAAAATGAAGAAACCGTCTGTTTCAGATGTTGCATTAGTGCTATCAATATTTGTTTTGCTGTTTCAGATTTTTTGCCATTTTATTTTACCAAAGTTTTGACAAAATCAATTATTTCTGAATGATGTACAGCAAATTCCATTAAAGCACAGATGATAGAAACAATCACAGAAATCCAGCCTTTAACATCAGCTTTACTTGATGTTTTTAACGCAACATCAGCTTGTGTTTTGGAACTTTTAGCAATTTCCTTAGCTGAATCAGCTTGGGATTTAGCGGATTGAGCCATATCGTGAAGTTCTTTGCTTGTCTTTTCAAGATAGGCGGATTGACTTTCCATAAGTTCATATGGAGATTTGCCTTTTTCATATGTAGGCATTTTGGGTATTGTGGATTGTGGGAATAAGTCATCCATATTGGGATGTGTAGGTTCGTATCGCATAATAATTTTCCTTAGTTTTTAAGGAATTATATCACAGAAAGGAAGTGAATTAAATGAGTGAAAAGGAAAAGGAAGTAGTTGAGAAACTAAAAGAAGCAATTCCTAAGATGTCGGATTTCGACAAGGGTTATATTCTTGGAAAAGTTGAGAATATGGCAGAAAAAAGTGATAAGAAATGTGGCGACGGCAGAAAGGAGTAAACATGAACGATTTACAAATTTTCAATAATGAAGAGTTTGGAGAAGTCCGAACAGCAGTAGTAAATGATGAGCCTATGTTTTGCTTGGCTGATATATGCAGAGTGCTAGAAATCAAAAATGTTTCTGATTGTAAAAGCAGATTAAGACAAAAGGGCATAGTTACTACCGATACCCTTACAAATGGTGGCAAACAGAAGATGATTTTTATTGACGAAAGTAATCTTTACAAAACAATCTTTCAGAGCAGAAAAGAGAGTGCAGAAAGATTTACAGAATGGGTTACATCAGAAGTTCTTCCGTCAATCAGAAAGACAGGAAGTTACAGTAAGCCTTTGACAACATCTGAACAGATTAGATTATTGGCACAGGGAAACACAGAACTCGCAGAGAGAGTTGATAAGGTTGAAGATAAAATAACCAGTATCGAAGAAGAAACTCCGCTTTACGGCTGGG